GGTGCTGTTCAGATTCAGCGTTTGTAGGCCAGTTGTTGTGTAGGCAAACACGTTGCCCAGATTGCTCTCAACTGTGGCTTGCTCGTAGCTCTCAATGCCACCTGCACCTGGCAGTTCACGAAAGACCCATGGGGCCGTGAGGTTTTGAGCATGATAACTAGCGGCAATGCTGTTCCGATGTGTCAGCATGATGAAGCCACCAGCAGTATCAAGCACTGCACGGATGGGGCCTTTGATCTGCTCAGGGATCTGACGGCCAGAGCCAGTGAAGTTGCCATTGGCATAGGCAGAATAATCAAAGGCTGTGCCATTGAAGGCTGCCCAAGCAATCTCCAGATTGCTCCACATCAGCAAGAAGCCATTGGAAGAGGCAATGCCATCAATCTCACCAACTGGGAATGGCACGTTAGCAAGCAGGGCGCCAGCTGGCTCCAGAGACTTGGTCGTGGAGTTCCATGACATGATGCTCATGTCTACTGGCACCGTGTCATCTGACTGCATACGGCCATAGCAGACAAATGTCTTGCCATCCACATATGCGTAGGTGACTTTGCGCGTATCTGGAGGAGTAAGCAGATCAGGAGTCAGACTCCAGATGGAGTCAATAGTCTCGCCAGTCCAAGCATTCGTGGTGTCATCGAACACATAGTTGCCCCCTTTGGCAGGAGAGTAGAGAACAGTGTATTCGTTCTCATCACGCAGCAGGAAGATGGTGTCAAAGTTGAAGTCTTCTGGAGAAGCCGCAGGCAGCATAGGCGTGTAGCCAACGCTCTTGAAGCCCTCAGAGACTGGGACAGCATTCTCCAGATAAATTACCATTGGAGTGTTGTAGTCTACTGACTGCTCATCTCCCATGAATGTGCGTGGAGTCCGTGGAGGACTGTCAAGCTGTGGAACGAAAACAGCCCGCTGACCCTTGGCAGCAGCCAGTGGAAAGCGGGCGTTATTGATGGCTAACTTAGATCGTTGAACAGCCATGATGGCTCCAGTTATTGCAGATCAGAATGAATCTCTTTGACCCACTGATAGAGTTTGTGCGCAATCATCAGAACAGTATAGATCAGAGTTGCATACAGCACCAGATCAGGGACTGGCACTCCCATGAGATGTACCATGGTGGCTGCTGCTGGGGGTGACAGCTTAGCTGCCATTACTGTTGCACTCTCGGCGGCGGTTTGATGCGTCGTCATGACTATCCTGATGCGTGTCTTCCAGTTAGCTCACATTGCCCAGCAAGTGAGAGTCAATGAGCATTTCACGGAAGGGGTTGATATACAGCTGCTGGTATTGCGCTGCCATCTCTGTGAAGCCTGTGCGTGCGAACACTACGGCTGCGGCCCATTGAGCCAACTCATCAGGATAGGTATCTGCAATCCAGCTAGAGTATTCTAGGGCACCAACCGCAGGATTCTTATAATAGAATGCAGTGGCACTGCCTGTTGCCAATAGCGGGAAGATGCGCAGAGTGTCTCCGATCAGCGTGTAGACTGATGGACGACGATTGCCATCGCTGTCATATAGATCATCCATGTCACGGTATTCGTACGTTTCCACCGGCACACTGGTCACATTGTCAAGGCCCTGAATGAACTTCAGGCTGCGCAGGCGCGACAGTGTGCTTGACAAGTTGGTGAACTGATAGAACGTAGCTGTGGAGGATGGTGCATATGTCAGTGCTCCCTCTGCCATGTCGCGAGGGAAGAAATCTACATGGTGAGCACGTAACGTAGCAGTGCGGATAGCTGCCTGGGTCACAGCAGTCAAGTCTGGGCGCTTGGTCTGAGCAATTACCAGAGCTTCCATTTCACTAAACGTAGTCATGTTTCTTCCTTGTAGATTTCTTGGGACTTGTCCGCCAGGCTATCAGGCAGCAGTTTTGCCTGCGGTGTCAGCTGCGTCATCAGCGGCGCGCTGCACAGTGGCCAAAGCAGCCTTAGCGTTTTCAGGATCTGTGAAGATCATGCTTGTGTTGCGGTTGGCAATCTTGTCCAACTCTGCAATGATCTCTTTGTCAGTGGTGGTGAACTGACCACCCAGGAACTGCACTTCCAAGCCATCAGGCATGACGAAGCGTGCACCAGGCACCATGTGGCGATAGGTCTTCGCGCCAGCAGCTTTCAGTGCTTGCGGGCTAGTTGCCACTTTTTCGCCGGAGCGCAGAGATGTGGGAGCAGCAGTTGCTGTCGAGAGTGTGTGGGCGGATGATACCATTCCAGTAGCCATGATGAATTCCAGTCTTTGGTTGTGTGTTGGGATGTTGCCAGCTGGTGCTGACAGCAGAAAAGGGAGCCGAAGCTCCCTGTTCTTGATAAGTCCCTTGCGAGACTTCCAGTTTCCTGGATCAGCCAGCTGCGGCAGCTGTGAAGTTGTAGATGATACCGAAAGCAGCTGGGTTCTTGATGGTGCAAGTCAACTCAGTTGTCAGGGTACCGCCTTCAGCGTCAATGCCGTTGTCCACCAAGGCACCAGAACTGTTGTAGCCAGCATCGCTGGTCTTACGCAGGTAAGCCAGAGAGAAGGCGTTCAGATCGCAGATCACTGCCATCTTGGCCCAGGTGCTGGAGCTACCGTAGGCGTTGAACAGCGGATGCTCGATGATCTCGAAGACACCGCGTGGAGTACGGATGGTGTCTAGTTGCAGGCCCCAGGAAGTTTCCTGTGTGGTGATCTGATAGCTGGCATTCAAGCGTGCGATGTTGTGGATGACGCGACGAGCGGTGCCACCAACGAACATGGTACGGATGTTGCCGCCTTTGGGATCAGTCACAGTCTGCAACACGGGGTCCAAAGCAGCTTCGAACTGTGTCCAGTTAGTGGTAGAGCCCAGAGTGGTGATGTTGCCAGAAGCAGCAGATGCCACGCGTGGGATGATACCTTCCATGGTGTGGAAAGGCTGGCCATTGCGAGTGCCCATGAACTTCTGACCGAAGAACAGAGCCTTCTCAATTGCCATGGCGTGCAGAGCAGCGCAGTCTTGCTTGCTTTCGCTGACGTAACCAGCACCTGCGATCTGGGGAATAGCAGCAGCAGTCTTGGTGACAGCCCAGCTATTGCGGAAGATCTGAGTGTTGTTGACGTAGCGCTCAGCGATGATGGCAACTGCGGATGGGCGAACAGAACCTTCTTCGAAGGCGTTGCCGATGGTACGCAGGATGTCATTGTCGTTGATAGCAGCAGCAGCTGTGGTACCAACTGCACGGGTCACGGTGACGCCAGTGGCAGAAGGAGTGGTGTTGACCAAGTAGATCTCACCAGTGCGCTCGTTCAGCACCAAGTCGCCAGGCACCACGTCAGCATAGCTGTCCACCACGAAAGTAGTGTCAGTAGTGTTGTAGCCGCCGCTGGCATTGATCTGCAACGAAGGGAAGATCATGGTCTTCGAGAAGTAGCCATGCTCGATGTTGGCAGCAGTCTCGTCTTTCAACAAGCTGGTCAAACCAAACAGTGGTGCAGTGCCGTTAGGCATCAAGCGGGTGATAGCTTGCGAGAAGCTAATCGCGTTCAGGTTGCTAGGAGCGCTAGCAGAAGAGAGAAGTCCGACGGACATAGTGGTTTCCTTTGAGGGTTAGGAAGTTGAGAATGAAAGCTTGAGGATCATTGCAGGAGATAAGAGAAATCTCCTTGGGCTGGTTTCTGGGCAGCTTGGTCAGCTGCTTTCTTTGGAGCTACCAACACGTCAGCCATTTGGGTGAAGTATTGTTCAGCTTGTTGCTGCACCGCATCCGGTGTCAAGTTGGGGTTGGACTGGGCAATCTGCATCTTCACCGCATTGAGCATGGGAGCCACAGCTGGGTGAGCAAGTGCTTCATGATTAGTATTTTGCGACTTAATCTGGAAGTTGCGGATACGCGAATCCAGCGAGCCGCTTACGCGATCAGCTGCTGTTCGTGCGCCATGCTCTACCAGACCGTGAGAGAGTTGTGCAGCTGCTGCGAAGGCTTCACGACTAGCGTGATTGATGGCCTCTGCAAACGCGGTGGCATCTCCACTCATTGCTTTCTGCAATGTTTCTTGTGGGATGTTGGAAGCAAAGTTGGCTTGAGCAACTTGCTGTCGGAATGCTGTTGGATCCATGGGACTCAAGAAGGGATCTGCCATTGTTGGCGCCTTCGGAGCTTTGGGGTCTACTGTGCGTGGCTTGAACATGTCCACGAAGCTATCCATAGGATTCTGCGGGCCACCTGCGGGAGCCTGAGCAGGAGTACCTTGCATGGCTGCGGGATTAGCGCCAGGGTTTGCCAGCTGTTGTTGCTGAGTTGCTGGGCCGGCTCCACCGCCAGCTTGAGCTGCAGGTGTTTGCGTGGGTTGCTGGGCAGGAGCTGCTTGTGGTGCAGGTTGCTTGCCGAAGATGCCAGGAAGAAATGCCATGATAATTACCTCAGTTGGTGTCAGATTGTTGCGAGGAGGCTTGGATTAACTCGCTCATGAGTTCCTCATAGGCTTCAACAATATTGCGAAGTCTCTCATGTGCGAGGATAGCTGCCACTTGCTCATTTGGATTGGGCGAGTAGGGCAGCTTAGCTTCTACCAAGGCACTTGCGTAGGCTTCCAGTTTGTTCTGGAGATACGCAAGAAACAAGGGAGAAACATTCATTGCAAGCTGTTCATCTTCTGCAGTTAACTGCACGCGGAAGAACTTACTTGCTGTGTCTGGGAATAGTTTGCGCTGTTGCATGATTATGTTCCTGGTTGTGGGGCGGGTGCTGCTGCTTGGGCATTTTGTGCCATTGCAGTCTGTTGCATTGTGTTGAGTGCTTCTTGCTGAGCTTGAGGATTGCGTTTGAAGTCTTCCAGCCAGTAGGCACCACGGAGCTTGG